TAACAAACCAAAATATCCTTTTGGAAGCAAAATTGACCACTGTAATGACTGACTTTAATGATGAAAAAACTCAATTAGCAGCAAAAGCACTTGAGTGGCAAGAAAAATACGAAAACCTAGCAGCTGAGGTAGAAGCAGAATAATGGCACAACCATCATCAAGACAAGGATTAATTGATTACGGACTTAGGCAACTAGGAGCTCCCGTGCTGGAAATTAATATTGATGATGATCAGATTGATGATCTATTAGATGATGCCATACAGGTATTCAATGAGAGACATTTTGATGGTGTCGAAGAGATGTTTCTCAAGTATAAGTTCACTCAAGCAGATATTGATAGAGGAAAAGCAACTAATGAAACTGGTTCAACAAATACAGTTGGTTTAGCTGCTACAACAGGAACATCTACGAATATTTCAGGTTATGGTACAACGACCTCTAACTTTGTAGAAAATTCAAACTTTATTCAAGTGCCTGATAACATAATTGGAATTGAGAAAATATTTAAATTTGATTCCAGTTCAATATCAGGTGGAATGTTTAGTATAAAGTATCAATTATTTTTAAATGACTTATACTATTTTAACTCAGTTGAATTACTACAATATTCAATGGTTAAGAGTTACTTAGAAGATATAGATTTTCTTTTGACTCCAGAAAGGCAGGTAAGATTCAATAAGAAACAGAATCGTCTTTACCTTGATATGGATTATAATTCAATTGCAGAGAATGACTTCATTGTAATTGATTGTCAAAGAATTTTAGATCCAAATGATTTTACAAAAGTTTATAATGATCCATTTCTTAAAATGTATTTTACTGCATTGTTGAAAAGACAGTGGGGTCAAAATTTAATTAAGTTTAGAGGGGTAAAACTTCCCGGTGGACTAGAATTGAATGGAAGAGAAATATACGATGACGGGCAAAGAGAACTAGATGCAGTTAGACAGAAGATGCAACTTGAATACGAGTTACCTCCTCTTGACTTTATCGGGTAATATGTATGGCACTCAATCCGTTTTTTCTACAAGGATCTCCCGGTGAACAGAGATTAATTCAAAATCTCATAAATGAGCAGTTGCAAATTTATGGGGTAGAAGTAACTTATATTCCTAGAAAATTTGTAAATAAACAATCTATCATCGAAGAGGTGCAATCATCTAAATTTGATGATAATTTTTTGATTGAAGCATATGTGAACACATATGAAGGATATTCAGGTGCTGGTGATATAATGACAAAGTTTGGAGTAAGTTTAAAAGATGAATTAACACTCACGATATCGAAAGAAAGATTTGAAGATTTTATTGCACCTTTTTTAAATGATGATGAATATGAACTTGCAACTCGGCCAAGAGAGGGTGATTTAGTATTTTTTCCATTAGGAACAAGATTATTTGAGGTTAAATTCGTAGAACATGAACAACCTTTTTATCAGTTAGGTAAAAACTATGTTTATCAACTTCAATGTGAACTCTTTGAATATGAAGATGAACTTATTGATACAGGTGTTGATGAGATAGATCGTGAGATTGAGGATGAAGGATTTATTACTACCCTCAATCTCGTGGGTACAGGTGTGACTGCAACAGTTAGTGCTAATGTTCCCGGTATATCTGGATATATTAGATCAATCTCACTTCAAAATGATGGTAGTGGATATACATCTGTTCCTACAGTGTCAATATCTACATCAAGAAGTATCGGTGGTTCAAACGCATCAGCTGTTGCCATAACAACTGAGAGAGCAGGAGTTTTCTCAATCAAAGAAGTTGTATTAACAAATGCAGGTTCTGGTTATACACAGGCACCTGACATCAGTATTATTGGTGGTGGAGGAAGTGGAGCAATTGCAACCTGCACTGTTGAAACTACGCAAAAAGGTGTTATATCTTATACTGTTACTGAACAGGGAAGGGGATATACAACACCACCAGTCATTACAGTCGCTGGGCCAGGGTCAGGAACCACTGCAACAGCGTCTGCAGTTATTGACATATCAAATACTATTCTTTCCTCTGTTCGTGTCACAGACCCCGGAATTGGATATACCATCGCACCAACAGTCACGGTTGCAGATCCGAATATTATTACAGGTCGTGGTAATTTTGGATATAATGATCTGGTTGTTGGACAAACATCAAATACTGAGGCAAGAGTTAGATCATGGGATTCTGATACAAAAGTTCTGAAAGTAACAAACGTTGGTATTGGGTCAACGGTATCTGGATTCATACCCGGAGAAGAACTCAGAATTCAAACAGGAATAGGTAATACTGGACTCTTATTACATAAGACAGTATTTACTGCTGGATTTACAACAACAGGTAGATTCATAGGTGCTGGTACAACTATTATTAGTGTTGGAAGTGGTAATACTACTAGATTTACTGTTGGAAATGATATAGGTGAAATTGAAAATATAATAGGTGCAGGTGTAACTGTTCACTCAGTTAATAGTTTTGGTTCCATATTCTTAAGCGAAAAAACCCTAAACACCACTCATTTAACAAATCAAACCATATCAGTTGGAACCACATCATTTATATCATATAATATTCGTCAATATGATAATCGTGATATATACGATGAGTATACTGAAAATGATGAGTTTGAACTACAAGCAGATGAAATCATTGATTTTGCTGAATCTAATCCCTTTGGTACATACTAATGTTAGGCACTTACTTTTATCACGAAATACTTAGAAAGACAGTTATAGCATTTGGAACTTTGTTCAATGATATTCATATTCGTCATAATGATAATACTGGTAAATCAATTAGCGATATGAAAGTTGCATTGGCATATGGCCCAATGCAAAAGTTTTTAGCAAGACTGGAACAGCAACCTGATCTTAATCGTGCAACTCAAATTACATTACCTCGTATGTCTTTTGAGATGACAAACATTGCTTATGACGCAACAAGAAAAGCAAGCATAACTCAAACTTTCAAAGCATCTGATGGAAGCAATCTAAGAAAAGTATTCATGCCAGTGCCATATAATATTGGTTTTGAATTAAACATCTTAGTTAAACTAAACGATGATGGATTACAGATTATAGAACAGATCTTACCATTTTTCCAACCATCTTTTAATTTAACTGTGGACTTAGTGAGTGTAATTGGTGAGAAGAGAGATATCAGTGTTGTATTAGATAATATTTCATTTCAAGATGATTATGAAGGAGACTTTGCAACAAGAAGAGCGTTGATATATACACTTAATTTTACTGCAAAGACATATCTATTCGGCCCAGTGGCAGATACTCCAGAAGGTCTTATCAAAAAAGTTCAGTTGGATTATCATACCAACATGGATCGTGAGAATAAGAGAAGAGAACTTCGTTACGTTGCAACTCCAAAAGCAGTGAAAGATTATGATAATGATAATACCGCAACACTTACATTTAATATTGGTAAAAATGAAGTTAGAATCACTGTCAACGACTCTACCAATTTTAGTGTAGGTGATCGTATAGTAATTGATAGTGAAGTCATGAGGGTTGAATCAAAACCAGATGCAACAACACTTGCTGTGAAGAGAGGATTTAGTAGCACAGCTAAAGCAGAACACCTTGAAAATTCAAAAATTAATAAATTAACTACAGCAGATGATAATCTTATTGAAGTTGGTGATGATTTTGGATTTAGTGAAACATCAAGCATCTTTACAGATTCATTACAATTTAATCCTGCTACAAGGACAGACTCATGATGAATACTAATTTTAGCGAAATTGAAAAATCTTTAAACGTTGATGCTTCCATAGTCAAACCAGAAACAAAACAAGAATTACCAAATGTTGTTTTAAAAAAGAATGACATTGAGAAAGATTACAAATATACAAGAGGACAGTTATATTCATTAATTGAAAAAGGTCAAGAAGCGATCAACGGAATCATGGAGGTTGCAGGGGAGAGTGCAAGTCCAAGAGCTTATGAAGTTGCAGGACAATTAATAAAGTCAGTTGCAGATAGTACGGATAAGTTGATGGATCTCCAGAAAAAGATGAAAGATATGGATGAAGAGACAACTAAAACACAGAACAATGTTACAAACAATGCATTATTTGTTGGATCCACAAGTGAATTATCAAAACTACTAAAACAAGGTATTCTAAATAATAATGAGTCGAAAAGCACTGAATGATGAAATCCTGTAAAAAAGGATACTACTATTGCAACACTGACAAGAAGTGTAAACCTATTCCCGAAGGATCAGTTCTTCGTGATGATGGTTTTCTAATGAAAGAAACCTTAGATAAAAATGATAAACCATTTATTAAAAAATTGGTTAAAAAACTAAGGGGTGGTTCTAAAACACATGCAAAACAAGCAGATGATTTAGAAAAAGCAATGAATGAAGAAAAACATGGTGATCACGAACCAGAGATGATTCGTAATCAATTGAAGACTGCAGGTAGAGCATCTAAAAGGATTGTAAAACACTCACGTAAGAAAGATAATTTCAAAGCATGGGTGCAATCTAAGATAACTAAAGCATCTGATTATTTGGATACTGCTGCAGATTATCTTGATGGTAAAGAAAAAGAAATGAACGAAGAAGGTCTTCGTGCTTGGTTTGGTAAATCAAGTGGCACTACTAAATCTGGACGCAAAGTAAAAGGTTGGGTTCAAGTTGGTGGTAAATATGATGGTAAGCCTTGTGCTCGTCAACCCGGTCAAAAAACTACTCCAAAATGTGTCTCCTCTGCAAAGAGAAGGTCTATGAGTGATAAAGAGAGAGATAGTGCTGCAAGACGAAAGAGAGCAGCAGATCCTAATCAACCACAGAAATCAGGTGCAGCAGCACCAACAATGGTTTCAACTGATCCAAAGAAAAAAATGAAAGAATCATATGGTGGTAAAGGAGTTTCAAGACAAGCTCGTTTACAATCAACACATCCTCCTACTGCA